CCAGGCGGGCGCCCCCCCCGCCGAGGGGGGGTGCAGCCGGGTACCACATTTTGTACCTGAAAGGAGCCTGATAGTGGACTGGGTGCAGCACGTAACGAATTTACCTCAACACCCGGGTATTCAGTGGCTCACCCTGGTACTTCTCTTCATCTTCGGCGGAACAGCCCTGTTTTCGGAGCGCACGTTAAAGGAGCGTTTTGGTGGGATTCCCGCTGCTTTCCAGTGGCTCTCCCGGACAAGGGAAAATAGTCGAAAGAAGAAAGAGGAGTACACAGAGAAGCGTATTCGATCCCTCGAAGAGGGGCAGATCGAACTGGAGAAACGTCTCCAGGAACAGATAACTGAACTACAAAAATCGGAGAGTGAGCAATTCGAGTACATCCGCTGGGTTACACAACTGATGCGGGGTATCGAGCTTTGGGCCGCGGCTAAGGGCCTGGAGCTTCCACCACCTCCGTTCCAAACATTCGTAGAGTGGCGTGAGCGACGAGAGGCTGGTAATGGCGGCACCGCACTTTATCGGCCCGACGTGGGCCACTGACGAGAACGGCGACTGGATCCTCCCCGAGCACACCCTCGGTTGGGGTATCCTGAACTGGCTTTATAAGTATGTACTCACCCCCGGTGGGCCCTATGCGGGTCAGCCTTTCATGCCCACGATGGAACAGGCTCGTTTCATCCTCTGGTGGTATGCTGTAGATTCTGACGGGCGGTTTGTTTACCGCTCAGGTACTCTGAGGCGTATGAAGGGTTGGGGCAAGGACCCTCTGGTTGGAGCGTTGTCGCTGGCGGAGCTTCTTGGACCTGTGGAATTTTCCCATTTCGACGCTGAGGGCCAGGCGGTTGGCAAGCCGAAGTACGATCCCTGGGTGCAGATTGCCGCTGTGTCTAACGATCAGACGCGAAACACCTTCACGCTCTTCCCCTCGCTGATCTCCCCACACATGAAGGAGGAGTTCGGACTCGACGTCAACAAGACGATCGTCTACGACAACCGAGGGAAGATGATCGAAGGCGTGACCAGCTCCCCTATGGCGCTGGAAGGTAAGCGCCCGACGTTCGTCGTGCAGAATGAAACGCAGTGGTGGATAGAGTCCAACCAGGGAAAAGACATGGCCAACGTCATCGCTGGCAACGTTACTAAGTCAGCTTATGGCTCGTGTCGCAGTCTCAGCATTTGCAACGCTCACGTTCCCGGACAGGATAGTGTAGGAGAGGCAGACTGGGATGCATACCAAAAGGCTTTGGCTGGCGAGGCTGTCGATACCCGCTTGCTGTACGATGCTTTAGAGGCCCCTTCAGACACGCCTGTTGGTGAGATCCCGTCGGAGAAGGAAGATCCCGAGGGATTCGCCGCTGGCATTGAGTCTCTGCGCCAGGGCTTGTTGGTAGCCCGAGGAGATGCAGTCTGGCTCGACGTCGACTTGATTATCGACGACATTCTCGACATCCGTAACAAGGTGTCGGAGTCGCGGCGCAAGTTCCTGAATCAGATCAACGCCGCTGAAGACGCCTGGTTCTCCCCCGCTGAGTGGGATTCAGGTTACCGAGAGGGCTTGAAGCTCCAGCCTGGAGATAAGATCGCACTTGGCTTGGACGGCTCGAAGTCGAACGACCATACAGCTATCTCGGCTTGTCGCATCAGCGACGGTGCGGTGTTCCTCCTTCGGACGTGGAACCCTGAGAAGATGCCAGACGATCTGGTTCCCCGGGAGGACGTCGACGCGGTTGTCCGCTCGCTGTTTGAGCGTTACAAGGTTGTGGCGTTCCGTTCTGACGTCCACGAGATGGAGTCGTACATCGACGCTTGGAGCAGGGATTATAAGAGGAAGCTGAAGGTTTGGGCTAGCCCGAACAGCCCGATCGGTTTCGATATGCGCGGGTCGCAGAAGCGATTTGCCCTCGACTGCGAGAGGTTCGTCGATGCGATCCTGTCTGGAGAGGCTACCCACAACGGTGATCCACTGCTTCGGTGGTATGTTCTGAATGCTCACCGACACCCAACCCCCTGGGATGCTATCAGCATCCGCAAGGAGTCGAAGGACTCCAGCCGGAAGATTGACGGGGCCGTAACCGCGGTTTTGGCTTTCGGCGCTAGGCAGCAGTACCTGCTTGACCGAAAGACACGAAACGGCACCGGAGGAGGCGCTATCACATGGTAAACCCCCAGCCGGTCGAGATCACTCTCGACCAGGCGTTTAACGAGATGGATAAGTACCAGACGAGCTTCGCGCGGCTCTGGTCGTACTACAATGCCCAGGCTCGTGACATGGCGATTGGTATTGCTACCCCGCCGCAGCTGCGTAAGCTGCTGGCTCAGGTCGGTATCCCACGTATCTACGTGAGCGCAATTGCTGAGCGGCTGATTCTCGAAGGGTTCCAGCGCGGAGATTCTACCACCTCTGGGGATGATGAGCTCTGGGCGTGGTACCGGGCTAACTCACTGGATTCCCAGATGGTGAACCAGGTTACTGACTCCCTCGTGTATGGCCGATCGTACATCACGATCTCGGCACCTACCGAGGAGGACGAGGCTAACCCGTTGCGAGTACCAGATATTCCGGTCATCAAGGTGGAGTCGCCTCGTGGACTTTTCGCTAAGATCGACCCCCGAACGGGGGAGGTCTTGTGGGCCGTCCGCAAGGTGTTAGATGACAGCAACCAGGTAGCATCTGCTACCCTCTACTTCCCCGACCGCACCGAGTACTTCCTCCGCGATCAGGGGCAGCTGAAGGTTGCAGAAACCGTGCAGCACGGCCTCGGGGTTGTACCCGTTGTTCCAGTGGTTCGTCGAAGCAACAGCGCTGACTTGTACGGCACCTCGATCATCACCGAGGAGATTCAGTCGGTCACCGACGCCGCTAGCCGCATCCTCATGAACATGCAGGCTACCTCTGAGCTTATGGCCACGCCCCAGCGTGTGATCTTTGGCGCATCAGCCAATGAGATTAAGGGCGACACAAAGTCACCGCTGGAGCTGTACATCAACAGCTACATTGCGATCGAAGACCCCCAGGGTAAGGTTGCCCAGCTGAACGCAGCTGAGCTTCGGAACTTCACCGAGGCTATCGACCAGCTTCTCCGCATGGCGGCCGTTTACACGGGCTTACCTCCGAGCTACCTTTCCAGCTCCTCCGACAACCCAGCATCTGCTGAGGCCATTCGAGCAGCGGAAACCCGCCTGGTTCGTACCTGCGAGTCCCTGACTGTACAGTTCGGTGATGCATGGGAACGTGCTATGCGCGTAGCCCTCCTGGTCATGGGACGTCAGCTCTCGCTGGATGATTTCCGCATGGAGGCGTTGTGGCGCGACCCCTCGACACCGACGGTTGCTGCTATCGCTGACGCTACGGCTAAGAAGTACGCGAACGGCGCGGGCTTCATCACGAAGGAGCAGGCGCGTATCGACGCGGGCTACTCACCTGAGCAGAGGCGCCGCATGGAGGCTGAAGATAAGACAGACCCCATCAATGCCTTGAACGCTATGTATGAACAGCCGGTGAGCGATGAACCTAGCTGAATTAGAGGCCGCTCAAGCGGCCAACGTAGCGCCCGTGATTAGGTCGGTCACAACAACTTTCGCGGGTTATGCTTCGAGGCAGGTCACCCTCCCCATCTGGAGGTTGTTACTGCAAACGATCTTCCCGCAAGTTGCTTCCCGTTACACCTACGGGGCTAACCTTGCTCGCCGCCTGTACGAGAAGGAGCGGGCCAAGGTCACCGACGCGCCTATGCCGAACCGGCCACTTCCTCGACTCTCCTTCGAGAGGTTCGTTAAGGACATGGAGGAGGTTCGTCCCCTCATGATGAAGCCGAATACGACGGCTAACGAGGTGGCGCGGGCAGCTCTGCGTGTGGCTCGGACGGTTGAGAACGGCGGACGGCGGGAGATCCTGCGAGCTGTCAGCGATGTTGATGAAGCTCTCGACGACCAGATTATCTGGGAGGAAGATGACGAGTTCACCTCCTCTGAGATTTCGCTGGATGACCTCCACGACGAGGTTAACGACAAGCGAGAAGCTAAAGGTAAGTCCCGCCTTGTGAGAGGCTGGGCGCGAGTGCCTACTGGCGCTGAAACGTGCGGCTGGTGCTGGATGCTGGCTTCTCGAGGACCTGTCTACAAGACTGCTAAGACCGCAGGCGCTCGATTTGAGTTCGACGCCGGGGGCGGCGAGCTTGTAGGTGAACAAATGAATGCGTGGCACGACGGTTGCGACTGCAAGATTGTGCCGGTTTTCACAACCAGGAGTTGGGAAGGCCGGGAACGATGGCAGGCAGCTGAAGCACTCTGGAATGACGTCACACGACGCCAGGGGTACCGAGGCCACGAGGCTAGAAAGGCTTTCCGCCGCGAGGTGGAAGCAGGCAGAATACAAGAACTTCTACAGGATGCCCAGGTGGCAGCCTAGAAAGGTGAATCACCGTGAGTGACGACACCTCGACCGCCGAGAACGTGAGCCAGGAGCTCCCGGACTGGGCACGTGACCAGATCACAAAAGCTAACTCGGAGGCTGCTAAGTACCGCTCCGAGAAGAACGACCTTGCTACCGCTCTGAAGCAGGCCCAGGAGGAGGCTTCGGGGTACACGACAAAGGTTACCGAACTGGAAGAGAAGCTGGCAGCCTCACAGGCTGAAGTGCAGGCTCTCAGCCAAGGGGAGATGCGCCTCCGCGCAGCCCTCAATGTCGGCATTGGCAGTGACAAGCTGGATGATTTCGCCGCGTTGTTGAAGGGTGACACCGCCGAAGAGGTGGCAGCCCACGCGGAGAAGCTGAAGGCCCTGTTTGGCTCCGACCCCGCACCTGCTCGAGCTACCGACCCGTCGCAAGGTTCTGCCCCACTGCCCCTCAACGGAGATCCGCTGGTAGCCCTGCTGACCTCCGCTGTAAACTAACCTGAAGGAGATTCCATGCCCGCTAACATGGGTAACGTAACTAAGCGCTCAGAGTTTAGTACTTTTCTCACCCCCGAAGTTGCCCAGCCGATCTTCGATGAGATCGCGCGCGTTTCGTTCGTACAGCAGCTCGCCACTAAGGAAGCCCTCGGCCCTTCCGGCAAGGCTATCCCGGTCTGGTCCGGCACGGCTAAAGCCAGCTGGGTAGCTGAGACTGCTCAGAAGCCGATCACTAAGGGCGGCTTCCAGAAAGTCGTGATGGAGCCGAAGAAAATCGCCGCTATTTTCGTGGTCTCCTCTGAGGTTGCCCGCGAGAATCCGCTGAACTACGCTCAGACTATGCGTAACAAGGTGGCTGAGGCTTTCGCTAAGGCCTTCGACGATGCCGCTCTGTATGGCATCAACTCCCCGTTCGGGTCTCACATGAACCAGACCACTAAGTCTGTCAAGCTGGTTGACGGCACCCCGGCTAAACCAGACGCCTACAAGGCGTTCAATGAGGGTCTGAGCTTGCTGGTCAACGACGGCAAGAAATGGACGGGCGCTATTCTTGACGACAAGGTAGAGCCTGTGATGAACAGCTCGCTCGACGCTAACGGGCGTCCGCTGTTCACCGAGCCTACCTACGTCGAGACTAACTCCCTGACCACTAAGGGCCGCATCCTTGGCCGCCCGGCCCTGCTCGGTAAAGGCATTGGTTCCGGCACGACTCGTGGCTTCATGGGTGACTTCAGCAAGATCATCTGGGGCCAGGTCGGCGGTATCACCTTCGACGTTTCCGACCAGGCTACCTTGGATCTGTCTGACGCTCAGGATGGTTCCGGTCTGGTCAGCCTGTGGCAGAACAACCTTGTGGCCGTTCGTGCGGAGGCCGAATTCGGCCTGGTTGTGCGTGACCCACAAGCTTTCGTGAAAGTCGTCGAGAAGTAATGGTTACGGTCGAGGATCTAGAAGCTAGGTGGGCATCCTCCGAGGATCTCACCGACGTTGAGCGGAAGGTCGCCTCGGCCAGGCTACAGGACGCCCTTGACCTCCTCCGAACCCGGATTGAGGATCTAAACACCCGGGTCGTTGCAGACCCGGTGTACGCCCGCGTGGTTAAAGCCGTCTGCTGCGATGCAGTTATCCGCCTCCTCAGCAACCCGGAAGGGTTCAAGAGCGAGACCGATGGTAACTACATCTACGAGCGGTACGGCAGCCTCGCTGATGGGCGTCTGAAGATTCTCGACGAGGAGTGGGAACGTCTAGGTGTGCGCCAGCGTGTGACTGTGGTTCACGCTGGCCCCAAGCCCCCGTGGGAGGTCTAGTGAGCATCCTTGACAAAGGCAACTGCTGGGTCGATGTTTACCCCGAAGTTGCTACCCGCGACCGGGACGGCAATACGTACACTCACCCTTCGGACAAGCCGAAGCGCTTGTGGGTGATGTGGCAGGCTCACGGTGAGAGCGGTACAGCAGCTCGGCGCCAAGAGCAGATGACTGAAGGGTTCTTCTCGGAGAACGTCGCTCGGATGCGTGTTCGGCGCGAGGATCACTCAGTAAAGATCGGCCCACAAAGCTACGTCGTTAAAGACGGTGAGCGATGGGAGGTGTTCGGGTACCCTACCGAGTACCGAATGTCTAGACGCACTGGCCACCTCGATTACACGTTGCGGAGGAGTTAGATTGGCTCACATCCAATGGTACGGCTCCGAGTCGGACACTTACCGCAAGATCGTTCGCAACAACCCCGGCATCGGCGCGTACAATTTCGCCCGCATGACGGCGGCTAAGGGTATCGCTGAGGCGAGACTCGAGCCGCATCACCGAAACCACGACCGCACCCGTCAACCCAATGAGCCACCATCGAGTATCTCGGTAACAAAGGGTTCTATCTCAGACGCCTTCCTGCATCTGGACGATCCCAAGGGCAAGGCTCTCATCATCGAAGGCAAGCTCGGAATTATCCGAGGTGCTGTTGCTAGCTTGTAAGGAGGCAGCATGATTCCGAAGCTCACTCCTCGAGTGCAGGATATTGTACTACCTCTCCTCCGAGAAGGGCTAGGCCCAGGCGTCCACGTCCGAACGTGGTCTGACAATGTCGAGCACCGAGAGTACCCAGAGGTTCGAGTTCGCCGACTTGGCGGCTTGAACTCCCTTGGATCTATCCAGAATGGGCTGGAGCACCCGGTGGTTGAGATCACAGCTACTACCCGGGAGGGCTTAGCTGCTACGGAGGATCTTGCTATCCGTTGCCGAAACATCTTAGTGAACTCCCGGAACGTGGGTGGTTCGGGGGGTGGGGACCCGGGTAGGGGGGGGGAAAACCCGGGGGGGGCTTCATT